CGGGTCGTAATCGACCCCTCCACGTTCTCTACCCCCAGAGAACGCTGAACTCCCCGGTGGGATGAACCCACCTGGACGATGAGATGATTGGGGTATCATCTCTCCCTCCACTGATATACCCTGCAAAGGGTGTCTCAGTAGCGATCCCTCGTCTGAAGGACCATGACAGAGCTGCCTTTTCGTTCACAGGAAAACGAATAGGTACCTTCTTGAATATGGCACATTTAACCCCTTCATTCGGATTGCTCCGCTTAAAAGGAAACGCACTATACTCAACTAACCAACCATCATCACCTTCTACCCCAAAGGGTATACAGTGAGTACGACTGGTACGAGACATACGACGAAGAGCAGATATCGCTCCCCATAATACCTTGTCAAGGCATCTTCCACCCGAAAGGCGGAACGCAAGCCTCATGAGTCTATTATGACAGCGAATCAGCTCTAATTCGCTATCAAGAACAGACTTCTGGTAGCACGGAGTGACGTCCTTCTCGTTAAAGAAGTGCTTCCCACAGCTCTCATAGAACAGGCCAGAGATGAACGACTTTTGGTCATTCACCTCAAACCCGCAGAACTGCAGCACAAGGCTGAGTTCAGTGACAGCTTTCGCTGAAACTATGAGATCGTCTCCGTAAATAGCAAGCTCTTCCCCCTTTAAACCAAGAAAGTCGTACACTGAAGCACATAGTGCCCAGAAAATACAACTTTCAAGTTCAAAGGTAAAGCCGTTTCCCATAGAGGAAAACTTCTCAAGTACTATGGTCGACCCGTCGGGCATTTCTGCCTTCCGGGTTCGGAGCGCATCCATTAAGGACGCCCATTCGTACGGGAATAGAGACCATACAAGCTCTCTACTAACAGTGTCACTAGCAGCCTTTAAATCAAGGGTAGCTAGACCTTTACGTAAAGCTTGTTGAGCTAAACGCTGATTACGGCCCTGATCACTCAGGTTTACACCGACCCTCCGGAGTCTATCCCGGATAACATCACCGACACCCTTTTGAAGAAAGGCGTTGCCACGAGGCTCTACGGCGATGATGCGATGGGTCTTCGCATTTTTAGGGACTGTTTCGATTCTAGAGCTCTCTGAGAGAGTAAAACACGACTTCAAGAGGCTATAAGGCCCCTCCGGTCGCGTTCCTAGAAGTGTATCTGACCATTGCAGGTCAGCCTGTATTGTCTTAGCAAGCAAAGCTCGCGCCGACAACGAAACAGTAATGGGAAGTTCACACATTTTTGTGTCGACGAAGCTGCGACGTCTCGAAATCTCGAGCGTCGCACCAGGTCCCCATCCATACCCATCCTCTACCCGTGAAAGATCGACCGAACCAAGAAGTTTTGCAATTTTTCGATTAGCCCCATGAAGAATGGAGTAAATCCACGACTTGGAAGTCGTGCTTGCGCACTTTTTGAATCGGAGGTTCGTCTCCCGGCATGAGGCCTCTGCGGTAGTGAACCGCGTGAGGGCTTCTCGTTCAAGGTCAAGACCTGTTGTGAGACCCTTCCATTTAGATAGGAAAGACACCACAGCGTAGTCAAGACTGAAAGAACGATAATCTTGGTAGTCCCTAGGGTATATCTCTTGGATTGCATTCTCAAGGTGGTTTCCCTCCTTAAATCTGATCCATGAGCCTAGGGCGACTGCCGAATCAACAGCTTTGCATAGCGCGAAGTAAACTCCGTCTAGAGAGTAGATATCTCTTTGCATTGATTGCCTTTCACGGTCGTCGACCGTTAGCTACAGGATAGTAGCAGAATGTCCCTTAACCCAGCTAGGCTGGCGACGTCAGAAGACGTTCGTAAGGTTCTCGACCATTGCGGTCAATTGAGCTTCAGCCATCAGGTTGTCGATATATTTCCTCAGGTCCTTACGGTCCTGGAGAATAGCTCGATCCGGTAGCACGAACTCGACATTACATCGGGCAATATAAGCGACGGTAGCTGGAGGCACAAGGCCTGCACTATTATTGCTTATCGTTTCTAGTTTCGGGGTATGAAACCCGACTTTGACACGGTTGATCCGCGAACCAGAGTTCGCACCTGCACTTGGATTTGGGGCTCTCGACAGAAGCATAGAGATTCGGTTGTAACCGATGCTCGACGCCGCTGATTGATCCTCCCACCACCATGTGCCAGTGCTATCCTGGCCGATCGGGACAAAGGTATGACTCACTGGGGTTGCCAGTGCGTCGAACAGGGTAATGCTGGTAACAGCAGCCATTAGGGGCCGTCCTTCTCTAAAAAGAGATGGTTAAAGTACACTATCTAAAGATAGAACTTAGCTTCCTCTCCCAACCGAAGTATATAACCTCGTCTTCACCACGTATAAGAGCAGACCGAAGTCACCTCTTAATGTTTAATGAAATTAATGAGGAGAGATATCGCGTTAGCCGCACGCGTCCATCCGACTCTTGGAGCTTCGAACTGAGGAGCCCGAGGTAGTGGAGAAGAACCGAGAACGGTTCGACTTTTATACCTCTCAATAAAACTTCCCGCGTAGCTACCATCCGTCTGCGCTGTTCCGAGAGAGTAATTCCAGCTTTGAGCTGACTTTACAATCCGTTGCGACGTAAACGTGTGGAAGCCACTTAAGAAATTCGACTGATTCAAGAGGGATGTCTCCATGCTTCTCATATAGTCGCCTACGTTTAAGAACCAATCGAACACAAAGCTATAGGGAACAAGTTCCCAAGCGATGCTCAGCGGGTTCAACGACGTAAAGCGACTTAAAAGTTGCAAGGAGCTGGTACCGAGACGATACTGACAGCGGATTAAAACCCGCTGAGAGTCGGAATAACCCTGATTCTCAATACCGTGACCGTCTATAGAAGCCGGTCCAGTCCAACTCCGGTCGGTGATCTGTTTTGAGCGACCTTCGATTTTCATCAAAGGCGGGTAAACGTTAGTTAACGCTACCGTGCTGTCATACAGATCAGTCAGCAAGGGTTTCCACCCATACTGAAACTCCAACCACTCCGAGGCGGCACGTTTAGAAGTTCTTCTCAGACTTTGAAGTCTTTGAAAAGTCTTCTTCCACTGCCCGGGGCGAAAGGCCTCGAAGTACCCTCTTATACGACTTAGGTTTCTAAACATCCCTACTGCCTGTCCACTTTGAGCTATATCTATAGAAAGATCAATCTTACCTCGAAGCTTGTCAAATAACTCTGACAAAGCTTCGTTGTAAAGATTGTTCGGCTCATTTGCGGGACTGGCGTAGTGAGTTGTGATTGAAACCACAGAAGTGCCAGAGGATGTTCCTTCAGTATTAGGATCAACCGTATGGTTGTACCCGCTGAAGTTTGCATTAATGGTACGAATAAAGGAGATGGGGTTAGGGGACTTATGGTTCCCATGCACATTTCCATTACTCAGAACGGTCAGAGAGTCTTGCCACGCCGAAGGAAAGAACGTTGAATACACGGTATATGGTGGATTCAACGGATCCGTACTTCTCTTGTTATAGAGAGTGACGTTTTGGGTTAGACCCTTAAGTCCTGTCGTTCTACTTTGCATTTTCGCTCGCAAAGCCCATTAACTGGATACCCAGTTTACAAGCACGTGTTTTAAAGACAACCGAGTAAACCCGGTCGCGCTTGATGAGGAGACTTTAATCCTCAAGAACGGACATCTTTTCTTTTATTGATCGCGTACCAATCGATCTTCCAATCATATTGCATAAGTAACCAATCATCCTTCAAAGAACAGCGCCCAAAAGGCCGCTGTCTGAAGAGGAGTCGGATCCACATGCAAATACGATGGAAAATCATATGAAACGCTTTC